TATTTCTATGATACACACTTTCACACTACAATTTCAAGTTCTTGGTGTAAGATACATTGGGATAGTCGAAAGTCTACTATAGTAGATAAGAGTATGCCTGAGTATTTTGCTCGTAAATATGGAGTAGATTCTGATGTGTACAGAATCCGTGTTATGGGCGAGCCACCTGCGCAGAATACAAATACACTTATTCCTTTGTGGGCTGCAGAACAGTGCATCGGAAACGAGATTCTGGTTGCTGATGACGAGCCGTTGTATCTTGGAGTAGACGTAGCACGATACGGAGATGACGCATCTATTATATTACCCCGACACGGACTGAAAATCCTTCCTTGGGAAACCTTTAGAAAGCTGAATACAATTGACCTTGGCGGATTTATTAATCAGACCTACCAGGAAATTGGAGCATCTGGTTGTGCAATAGACGTTATTGGTGTTGGAGCAGGTGTTGCTGATTGGCTTGAAAAAAGAAATATGCCTAATTTGTACCAAGTTAATGTTGCCAACTCTTCCAGTGACCTTGAAAAGTATAACCGACTGAGAGATGAGTTATGGGTAAGAGTTAGAGATAAGTGCTTACTTGGAACATATTCGTTTCCTGAAGTAGCAATCAATGGAGAACATGAAACACTAGGACAGAAGCTTGCGAATGAGCTTGCTGTTGTTCGTTACTCCTTTAATGCTCACGGCGGAATAAAGGTAGAAAGTAAAAAGGAATTAAAGTCTAGAGGAGTTGATAGTCCAAATATTGCTGATGCTTTATGTTTGACGGAGTACTTTTCAAATACAGCTACAAGAGTATTTGCAAAAGAGAAACCTCAACATATACCACAAAAATATGCTGGCGCAAATGCAGCGCAGGCTTGGATGGGATAATGACTAACGACTTTGTAAAAGATGTAAGATATTTTTCTGATTCTGGTGTACTTGAAGTAGAGTCTCGAGCAGGAGTAACGTGGCAGTATGTTACAGTTTCTCCTGAAGACTATTCAGTACTTCTAGCTGCGTCGTCTATGACTGACGCTGTAAGAAGACTTATTCATAGTGGCAGAGTTGTAGGAATACGAAAGGCTTATGACGCATGACTGATTCAGAACAAGCTATTTTAAAAGAAGCAGACGATAACCTAAAGATTGCTATGGAGCTTGATAACGAAAATCGTAAACAAGCTTTAGCTGATTTGGAGTTTATTGCTGTCCCAGGAAAGCAGTGGCCAGATGATATTAAATCGCAAAGGCTTGCAGATAATCGTCCTTGTTTAGAAATTAATAAGATGCCAGCTTTTGTTGACCAAGTTGTTGGCGACCAGAGAATGAACCGACCTTCAATAAAGGTTCTTCCTGTTGATAATGTGAGCGATCCTGCAGTAGCAAAAATTCTTGGTGGTTGGATAAAGCACGTTTTTAATATTTCTCAGGCAGACGTAGCTATAGATCACGCTTTTGAGCATGCAGTATCCTGTGGTTATGGTGCTATGAGAGTTGTTACAAAGTATGTGTCTGACGAGTCTTTTGACCAGGAAGCTTATGTTCAAAAGATTGAAAACGCCTTGGCGGTTTACTGGGGACCTCATGAGGAGTATGATTGTTCTGATGCTCCATATTGTTTTATTCTTTCGGATATGCCCAAAGAAATATACAAAGCAACCTATAAAAAGGATGGCACAGGTTTTACTGGTGGCGATTCTCAGTTTTTAGCAAGGTGGTCTACTAAGGATACAATTCGTGTAGCAGAATATTTTAAGAAAGAACCTGTAGAATACAAATTATATTTGCTTGAAGATGGAAGAACAGAGAAGATTCTTGGTGAGCAGGATAAGGTTTTAGTTAAGCAGGAGAGAAAAGTTACAGGATATAAAATTGTTTGGCGTCTTTTATCTGGTGATGGGGTTCTTGAAGAAAGAACTTGGGTTGGCAAGAAATATATTCCTGTTATCCCAGTATGGGGTAAAGAAGTAAATGTTGGTGGTAAGCGATATGTTCGTGGTCTTGTCAGAAATGCTAAAGACTCACAACGGATGTATAATTACTGGCAATCAATCGATACCGAAGTAGTTGCTTTACAGCCAAGAGTTCCTTATCTTGTTACACCAAAGCAGATTAGCGGGCACGAAGGAATGTGGCAGAACGCTAATAAAATGAATTACTCTTACTTGCTTGTTAATTTTGATAAAGATGCTCCAGACTGGCCTCATAGAGAAGCTCCGCCTCAGGCGTCTTCTGCTATGATTCAGAAGATTGCTCAGACTGATCAGGAAATGCGTGATACTATTGGGCTTCAAAAAGCAAGTCTTGGCATGCAAAGTAATGAACGTTCTGGCGCAGCAATTAGAGAACGTAAGAAAGAGGGAGATGTTGGAACTTTTGCTTTTACGGATAACCTTGCAAGATCAACTGCTTATCTTGGAAGGGTTTTATTGGATGTTGCCCCAGGAATTTTGGACACACAGCGGATTATCAGGCTTGGATTAGATGATGAAACCTTTGAGTTTATGGAAATAAATAAGAGGTCTGAAGATGGAAAAATCTTTAGGGATATGTCTATAGGACATTATGATGTTCGAGTATCTGTCGGTCCAAGCTTTACAACGCAACGAACAGAAGCTAGAGAATCTATGCAAGCCTTTATTCAATATTATCCACAAGCAGCTCCTCTTATTGGAGATTTGTATGCGAAGGCTAATGACTGGCCAGGTGCGGACGATGTTGCAAAAAGATTGGAACATTTACTTCCGCCTGAGATTAGAATTAAAAATGAGATGAAACAGGCTAAATTTGAAGGAAGAGAACCAGAGCTTCCTACTCCTCCACCGCCTGATCCTAATATTCAATTAAAAACTCAGGAAATGCAGTTTCGTCTTGAAGAGCAGAAGGTTCGACTTGCACAAGAGAAAGTTCGGCTTAAAACTATTGAGCTTAAATCACTTCTTGAACTTCAGGGAAGTCAGGACAATATAAAAGCTATGGTTGAGAATATTCTTAAAACCAGAGAAAGTGCTGCAAGTCCAGCTGGTGGGAATGGTAAGGACTATACTGCTGAAGCTGCAGCAATAGAGGAGTCTGACAATGTCTGATAAATATGTTGCAAATGATGCTTCTAAAGCTTTTATGCGAAAGGTTGGAGCAATTCCTGATAAGAAGTATCCTGACTCTGGAGTACTTGAGTTTGATGATAAAGGAAATGTCTCTTGGTACAATAAAGGTGTAAAGAAAACTCTTCAAAAAAGTAAAATTCCTCTGGGAGTAGGAATGGCGGAGGGAGAAGAAAATAGTGTGGAGGATAATAAAATGGGTAAAAACTCTGTAACCGAATCTTATAAGGTGTTTCCAAATGAGGTTGAAGAGGCTGAGGATAAGTCTGTTCCTGCAGCTACAAAACTTCCTAAGAGAAGAAACCAAAACGCTTTCAATGCAGCTATTGAAGGCGGAATGAAGTATGTGCGAGCTATTGCTAATGGGAGGGACAGATGAAAGATTTAGTTAATATGGAATTACCTCTAAGAAAGCTTAAGGAAGATACTGCTGTAGCACAGTTAAATGTTAATGGCGATAAATTTCCTTATGGTTTAAGGCTTTCTTTGGAGAAAGAACAAATCGCTAAACTTCCTCAGGTAAAAGACTTTAACGTTAAAGATAGAGTTCTTATTACTGCTGAAGCTAGTGTTAGTGAAGTCAGAAATTTTCAGAGGAATGGAGAAGAGGAAAGCTATTCTGTTTCTCTTCAAATAGAAAAAATGGATGTTTCTCGTAAGAAGTCTGTAAAAGAAATGAGCTTGAAAGAGTATCAAGTAGCAAGAGAAAATAAAGAAATCTAACAATTTAACTGACCAAGCTAACCTTGGGCATCATTCGAGGAGAATGCAAAATGCTAAAAAGTATGGAAGAAGTAAATGATACAATTAAAGTTGTGAATGAAGTTGACAATCCGAATTTAATGTCTGTTGATTCAACTGAACCGTTCAAGACTAAAGTTGATGTAGTCGAAGAAAGTAAGAAAGAAGAGTTAAAGCAGACTGAAGATAAAGTAGCTGAGACTGAGGCAAAGACAAAAGCAGAGGCAGAAGCTGCAGCAAAAGCAGAAGACAAAAAAGATAACGAAGCCGATAAAGCTAAAAAGGAACTAGAAGAAGCAGAGGCTAAAAAGAAAGAACTAGAAAAGGAAGGCAAGACAGAAGAACTTAAAGGAGTCGATAAACGTATTGGTGAGCTAACTAAAAAATGGCGGACGGCTGAGAGAGAACGAGATTATGAGAAAGCGAAACGACTGGAAGCCGAAGAAAAGTTAGCAAAATTTGAAAGCACTAATACTGATAAAGATAATCCCAAACCAAAACGTGATGACTTCGATTTTGATGAGGACTATATTGAAGCTCTTACTGAATGGAAGGTTGACCAGAAGCTAAAAGCTTCTGCAAAGAAAGTTGAAAAAGAAGTTACTGACGGAAAAGAAAAAGAAGAGATTACTGAGACATGGAAAGACTTAGATAGCGCCATAGATGCAGGAAGAGTAAAATATACTGACTTTGATAAGCTTGTTGTTCTCAACAAAGATCTTGTGCTCAGCACAGCAGTTGTTACGTTAGCTCTTGACACTGAGGTACCTGCTGATGTACTCTATTGGCTTGCTAAAAATCCCGATAAGTCTGCAGAGATTTCAGGAATGTCTCCTATAAAAGCTGCGCGGGAAGTTACTAAAATTGAAAGAGAAGTTTTGTCTGCTTCTTCACAGGAACAAGAAGAGGAAGAAAAGAAGAAGCTTGAAGAAGAAAAGAAGAAAAAGCTTGAAGCAGAAAAACTAAAGAAGAAAGACACAACGAAAGCTCCTGCCCCGATTACGCCTGTGAAAGCAGATGGGGTAATTGAGAAAGACCCCGAGAATATGACTGCTGCTGAATATCGGGCATGGAGAGAAAAAGGAAATCAAATATAAGGAGTTAGATTATGGCATCAAGTAATACATTATTAACTCCTACCGTTATAGCTAAAGAAGGATTAATGCAGTTACTCAACAGCTTGGCTATGGGTAGGAATGTTCATAGGGACTATAAGAACGAATTTGTAAAGGTTGGTCAGTCTGTTACAATTCGTAAACCTAATAAATTTAGAGCTACTAAAACTCAGGCACGTAGTAATACCAACCTAGCTGAACCGTCAACTACTATTACTATGTCCACGCAGGCTCATGTGAGCTGGGCGTTCAGTTCTGTGGAACTTACACAGACAATCGAAGATTACAGTAAGAGATATATTGCTCCTGCTGCTGCAGCGCTTGCGAACCAGTGTGATGCTGATTTGACAGCGTTGTATTTAAATGTTTATAACTACGCTGGTACGCCTGGAACGACTCCTGCGACTTTCAAAGCGCTTGGTGATAGCCAGACAGTACTGGATGACGAAGCTGGGCCTGCGAATACTCGTCGTGTAGGTATTCTTAATCCTGCTGCGAACTGGTCGTTAGCGGATGGTCTCAAAGGAACGTTTGCTCAGGGTATTGCAAAAGATATCATGACCAGAGGTTTCTTGGGCAAAATTGCTAACCTGGATTTGTATATGGATCAGAATATTCAGAGGCATCTGACTGGTAAGTTTACTGCTGGTGCTACTCCGCTGATTAACGCTACCATTACGGATACTGCGACACAGGTTGTTATGAAGGGTTTTGATAGCACTAACAACGACATTCATGCTGGAGATATTTTTACTATTGATGGTGTGTATGCAGTTAATCCTATGTCGGGTGCAAGCACTGGTGTTCTTCGTAGGTTTGTTTGTACTGAGCGTGTTGCTTCCGACACTACTGCAACAGTTAAAGTTTCTCCGACTATTGTGTATGGAGCTACCAATCCGTATTCAACAGTTAATGCGTTTCCTGCGGAGAATGCTGTTGTTACGTTTATCGGAACAGAGGAAAGCTACTACCCTCAGAACCTTATGTTCTCAGAAATTGCGTTTGCGATGGTTACTACACCTATTGAAATGCCTGCGAATGTTTGGGGTGCTAGAGAGTCTGATGCGGATACAGGACTTAGTATTCGTGTCGTGAAGCAGTATGATATTGATGCGGACGAAGAAATCATTCGCCTTGATGTCCTTTATGGTGTGAAGACACTGTATCCTGAGCTTGCTTGCAGATTGATAGGTTAAGGAGGTAATCAAATGAGTTACCTTTTAAGATTATTTGAAAATGCGTCAGAAGCTGTAACTATCCCTAATCCATTAACTTTTAGTGGGGCTGTTGCATTTACTGGCGCACTTAATTTAGCAGGAGCTACTGTTACTGGTATGACATTAACAGGTTCGGTGGTTGCTCCTGATGCAGACGATGGAGCTGCATTAGGTAGCGCTTCTTTGAAGTGGTCGGATTTGTTTCTGGCAAGCGGTGCAGTAATTAACTTTAACAACGGTGATGTTACCATTACTCACAGTACTAATGCGTTGGCATTTGCAGGTGCTTCAAATGGTTACTCCTTTGATGCAATTATTTTCCCTGCATCATCGGATGGGGCAGCTCTTGGTAGTGGTACTAAGATGTTTAGCGATTTGTTCTTGGCATCTGGGGCAGTAATTAATTTTAATAATGGTGATGTTACTATCACACATAGTAGTAATACACTAGCGTTTGCAGGTGCTTCAAGCGGTTATACTTTTGATGCACTTATTACTCCTGCGGCATCAGATGGTGCGGCACTTGGGTCAGCGACAGTAATGTGGTCGGATCTGTTTCTTGCCAGTGCAGCAGTAATTAATTTCAATAACGGAAACGCTTTGCTAACTCATTCAGCTGGTCTGCTTACTTTCTCAGCTGGTAATGTTGGTTTTGGTGTTGACGCTACTGGAATTGATGTTACCTTTTATGGTGATACTACAGCTTACAAAGTGTGGTGGGATCAGGACGGTGACACTAATGGTGCTTGGTATTTTGGCGTTGATACTAAAGGTGTTTTGGTAAGTGCCTACGGTGCAGTTACTGGATGCGGAGTATTTTGGAATCCTGACGGCGATACTAATGGAGCACTTTCTATTGGTGCATCAGGTGGTAGTAAAGGTAATGATTTCCTTGCATATGGTGCTACAAACGAAAACTATATGCACTGGGATCAGTCTGCAAACAGTCTGCTGTTAGTTGGAACTTCAAGTGTTTTGAATATTGCTGGTACGACTGCTTCAACGACCTCTGCTACAGGTGCTTTAATATGCGCAGGTGGTGTTGGTATTGGTGGAGCTACTTTTCTTGGAAATACACTGACAGTTGGTGTTGATAACGCTGGTTATGATGCGAAGTTTTTTGGGGAGACAGCAAGTTGTTATCTCTTGTACGATGCAAGCGAAGATCAGCTCGCTATTGTCCAGACCAACGCTGCAACAACTGGTGTGGAGAGAAGCTTAACGGTTTCTCAAACACACACTGGAATAGGAGCTTCAGCAGAGGCTGGCGCATTTACACTAACTACTAATACTATTGGTGGTACTTATCAAAATGCTTTGTTCGCAAAGTTAGACTATGGTACGACTGGTGGTGTTACTGGTTTAGCTGGTGTTATATGTGCTGAGTTAACGATGCCAGGTGGTGATATTGCTGGTAGTGTTGGCACGTATGCTGTGTTTGAAGCAGAAATTAACTGCCCAACCAGTTATACTGCTGGCGTTCCATTGGTTGTCTTCTCAATTAATACTTGGGGAGATGCTGTAGCAAAATTTGATGAGTGTGGATACTTGTTTGATTTGACTGGAGTATCCTCTGGTGCTGGTAGTATCTGGTACGACAATCAGAAAGCGGCACCTGCTGTTGAAGAGTTTGTAAGAGTTAGAACTCCTTCTGGAGTTAGGTATCTTGGACTGTACAACGCTAACGCGTAAGTAATTTAATTGGCTTTAGGGAGTGTGCCATAAACACTCCCGCTAAAAACTAATTAGGAGGAATTATGAAGGTAAATTTTAAGGGAACATTTGAGGACATGGAAGGCAAAGAGATTCTTAGCGGAGATAAGCCTACAACTCTAAAAACGATTGCTATTAATGCTTTAATGGCAACGTACACTGACGAACAAAATCTTTCTGGCGAAGATAAACTGAAGCGTTGGAAGATGGGTCAGAGAATTGTTAATGACGAAGAAGATTTTTCGGTAGAAGACATTGCACTACTTAAGAAACTTATTGGAAAAGCCTACAGTACGATAATCGTCGGGCAGGCTTATGAAATGTTGGAGGGATAAATCATGGCATCAAAGAACAAATTGGTAGGATTTATTACTCCAGAAACTAAAGTTGAAGATGAGATAATTCCCATGCCTGGAGTTATGCCGTGCTGGATGTATCATGAGGATACGAGAAAAGGAAAGTTATTTCAGACTCGTAAAGAACTGGAAGAAGCTATTAAAGATGGTTGGGTTGATACTCCAGCTAAGCTATCAAAAATAAGTGAATAACGTCAAAATTTGACTTTTCTCCACGAATGAAATTGGAGGAGTAAATATATGTTAGTTAGTGATTTAATAAAAGCAGCCTTTAGAAAGTGTGGAGTTTATGCTAGTGGCGAGACTCCTACTACTAGTGAATATGCTGATGCTCTTCTTGCTTTACAAGTTATGCTTCGAAGATGGGCAAGTAAAAGAATACTAGTCTATGCATCGACTTATACTAGTCTTACACTTGTGTCTGGTACAGCTAGTTATACTTGGGGACCAAGCGGAGATATCTCAGGTAATAGACCTCAAGAGCTTATTTCAGCAGTACTTACACTTTCAGACGGAAGTACGGTGATGCTTGAGAAGATAACTGAAGGTAGGTATTTAGGTCTTTTTGATAAAACTGAACAAGACCAACCATCCAGTGTTTTCTACAAGCCAACGTACCCGAATGGTACACTGTATTTTTATCCAACTCCAAATTCTGCTTTAAGTGTTAGTCTAGAAAACTTTCAACCTTTTACAGAATCAAGTTCTTTTGCTTCAATTAATGATACTTTACAACTTCCTCTGAGTTACGAAGAAGCTGTTTTGTATGGGTTGACTATGCGTATTGCTACAGAATATGGAAAGCAACTTACTACTGAAATGATTGGGTTTGCTCAGGGAGCATATAACGACCTAGTTACTTCTAATGCGAATACTACTGTAGAACCTGTTAACCTTGATATTCCTGCTGGAAGGAGTTGGACAAATGGCTAACGGTACTCCTGTTATTGAACTGCCTTTTATTGGTGGAGCTTACGAACAAAGGTCTCCTACGATTAATGCTCAGAGAAGTATTAACTGTTTTCCTGTAATAGATAACAAAGACGCTAAGAAAGTTTTAGCTATGTACCATACGCCTGGACTGAAACTGTTTGCTAATGTTTCAGGATATGGACCAGCATCTGCAGTTGATATGGTAATAAGCGAAGATACTACACTAACAGAAGATTTACGAGTATCTACTCTAGTTATTAACGAAGAAGTTACACTTGATACAGCAGGATATACTATAAGTTGTACAACTTCTTTTACTAATAATGGTACAGTTACTGATACGCATTCTGGAGGAACTGGTGGTGTTGGAGGAGCAGGTGGTACCTCTACTACTATTGATGGGGGAGATGGTGGAGATGCTACTTTAGGAGGAGAGGCTAATAAACCATTAGCTGGTAAAGGCGGAGATGGCGGAAGTGGAGGAGGTGGAGGAGGGGGCGCTACAACTAAAAGTACTACACTTGCTACTAATGGCGGAGCTGGTGGTAATGGAGGAAGAGGTGGCGGAAGAGTAATTATATTTGCGAGGACTGTTACTAACAATGGTACTATAGATGTCAGTGGTGAAGATGGCGGTGATGGAGGAGATGGAGTTGATGGAGCAGCTACACCAGTAACTGGTACAGACTATCTTGTGTATAACATAACTGGTGGTTCTGGAGGAGGCGCAGCGGGTAGTGGAGGTGATGGTGGATCAGTATACATTTATTATGAAACCTTAGCAGCCGAAGGAACTATTACTGTTACTAAAGGAACTGCAGGAACTCGAGGAACTGATGGCGAAGGATATATATTTGAAGGAGTAGCTGGTTCTTATGGATACGCAACTTCTACATATTTTACTTGTTTTATAGGACAAGGTGGTAAAGGTGGGCAAACAGGAAATGCTGCTCACGACGGAGGAAATGGTAATGGCTCTACTTACAAAGGAGTAAGTCCTTATGTAGAACAACTTCCTTTTATATCTTTTGGTGGAGTAGGTTTATTGCGTTTATATCCTCCAACATTTACATCAGACTACATTTTGGCTTCAAGTACTAGAGGAGATTCTTGGCAACCATACATGGCTGTAAACCCATCGCTATCTTTAATAGGGGGTTCTACTAATAATGAATGGAATTCTGCTTCTTATACTATAGCAGCAGTACGTTTTCATATTGATCTAGGAGAAGCGTGTAGTATTAGATTTATAGAGTATGATAATCGCCACGAAAGTGGAGGCTTTACTAATAATGCCTGTAAAAATTTTACTTTTTGGGGCTCAAATAGTGGGAGTGCTTTTAATACTCTTACTTATAGTACTGATACTGGATGGACTGAAATTACTAGTTTAAGTAGTAAGACGTTTGCAAAGCATGCTGAAGCGAATAGAGCTGATACAAATTTTATTACTGTTACTAGCACAACTAACTATCGATACTACGCATTTAAGATGACAGATCACTGGGAAAGAAGTTCACATTTAGGTCTTCGTAATATTGCACTAATAGGTAGTGTTACGGCAGAATCTACTGCAGTAGATGGCACAGATGGGACTCTTACAAAAACACAACTTGTGTATCCAGAACTTGTAGACTCTGATGAATTAAGATGCTTTGCTGCTTTCAATGATAATCTATATATTGTAATAGGTTCTTATGTTTTTCAGATTGAATCTGATGGAACTATTACAAACCTTGGAGCACTAGAGACAGGTACAGGTGAAGTCTTTATGGCTTATAATGGCGTAGAGATTTTAATTGTAGATGGAAGCTCTTTTGGGCACTATATTGCAGCTGGTGCGTTGGAAGATGTAAGTATACTAAGTGACTACCCAGAAGCAACTTCTTGTACTTTTATGGACGGATACTTTATTGTTACGAAGAAAGATACTGGGCAGATTTGTATTTCTGGTTTGTATGATGTTAACTCTTGGGATGCGTTAGATTATGCTACAGCTGAAGGTGCTCCAGACGAAGCAATTAGAGTGTTTAGTACAAACCATAACTTATGGGTGTTTGGTTCAGAAACAACAGAAATTTTTTATAATTCTGGTAATGCAGATTTTCCATTTACTCGTATTAACGGAGGACTGATTGAGGATGGTCTTGGTGCAATAGAGTCTGTTTGTTTAATTAACTCACAGTTTTATTGGATGAATTCCAGACGAGAAATTGTTAGAAATGTAGGATACCAAAGAGAAAAGATTTCTACTATTCATATAGACACAGAACTTCAAGGTTATGCTACTGTTAGCGATGCTAGAGGTTGGGAGTACAGACTTGATGGGCATATCTTCTATGTTATTACCTTTCCGACTGCTGACAAAACTTGGGTGTTTGATGTAACTACCGAGTTTTGGCATGAATGGAGTAGCTTTAAAACAGCAGGTGTTGCTACCTATGGAAGACATAGAGGAAACAAGTCTGTGTACTATAATGGTAAGTGGCTAATCGGAGACTATACTGGTGGTAAGATATATGAACTTGATATGAGTACATATACTGATGATGGTGAAGTAATTCCTAGAACTCGAAGAACTCAAGCTGTTGGTGGAGACGCTAATAGAATAGCTCATCATAGGATTGAGCTTTTGTTTGAAGTAGGTCTAAATGTTACTAGTGTTCCACAAGCAAGTCTTCGCTGGTCAGATGATGGTACAAATACTTGGTCTACAGCACAGGTAAGAAGTTTGGGAGCTAGTGGAGAGTATACAAAGAGAGTTATTTGGAACAGACTTGGGAATGCTAGAGGAAGAGTTTATGAACTTACTTATACAGCAAATGCTCCTTTTATATTAAAGGGTTGTATTTCTAATTTAGAAGGAATGAGGTCATAATGACTAGAATTGCTGCGCCAACCAGAGAATCTATTGATAATTTAGGTAGTGTACAGATAACTAATAAAGCTTGGCTTACTTGGTTTCAGAAAATTTCTGAGTATGTGGACAGTGGAACTCCTGGGCCTCAAGGTGAAAGAGGACTAATAGGCTTAACACCAACAATTCAAGTAGGTGATGTTGAAGCTGTTGCCCAGGGTGATGAGTATATCTTAAATGTAGGAACTGCTTTTGCAGCTATCTTTGATTTTGGTGTGCCTAAAGGTGACCAAGGCAAACAGGGCGAAAAAGGAGATACTGGCCCGACTGGTAGTGGTGGCAGTGACTTTTTAATTATGCAGGTATTTGGAGGATAAATGGCAACTGCAGTAAAACGAGTATTAAGTGGAAGTACTTCTGGTAAAGCAATTAAGATAGTAACAACAGCTACTCCAGGAACTTTAATTCATACAGCAGTTGCTGGTACAACTCCAGGGACTTATGACGAAATATGGCTTTGGGGATTTAATAGTGTTTCTTCTGATGTACTGCTTACTGTAGAGTTTGGAGGTGTTACTGTTCCAGATGATATTATATATATTACACTTTTAGGAAGATATGGCTGGATACCTATTGTTCCAGGTTTTATTCTTCAAAATGGTTTAGTAGTAAGAGCATTTGCTAATCAAGCAAATGTTGCAACAATAATAGGGTTTGTAAATAACATGACTGATTAAGGAGAAAAGAAATGAACTGGATTAATGTGCTTAAAAAGAAATTATTTTGGAGAGACAATTTTAATGCTCATCTTAGATTGATTGCTAACTATAAGATGGAGCTGTTTAATAGAGAAGGAAAGTTAAAAGATGTCAGAGTTGGGCATAATTTAGTTACTGATTTGTGTCTTATAATGATTGCTGACCAGCTTTTAGCAAGTCCTTCTATTGCGAAACCAGGCTGGATGGAACTCGGAACTGGTAGTGGTCAAGCAGTAGGTGATAGTGTTTTGGGTGCTTATATAGCTGACTCTAGAACGGCACTAGATAGTAAAACTAAATCTGGCGAAGAAGTAACTATGGTTTGTACTTTTGGTGCAGGTGTTGGTACTGGAGCTGTTACAGAAGCTGGTGTCTTTAATGTAGTAACTCAGAATACAACTGACTTGTTACTTTATGATGATTTTGATGTTATTAATAAGTTAGCAGATGACTCGTTAGTTATTACTTGGAAACTAACAGTAGACCAGTCTGCGTAATAGGAGAACATAATGGCTGACCCTAATTACTATAGAAGTTTTATAGCTCTTACTGGCGGTGGAACAGGAGCTTTAGATAAGTACGATGGCGTAGCTTTAAAAGATGGAGACCCAGCTGTTGGTATCTATGATGGAAAGCTGTATGCTTATAAGTTAAACGCAACGTCAGGAGCAGCTGAGTCTTCTCCTAGTATAATTGCTCCAGATACTAATGCTGGAGATAAGCGATGGATTTTACAGTCTCCTTATGGGCAACTAATTCTTGGTGAAACTTCAGCTGATGCCTATCGAGGTGACAGAGGTAAAACGGCTTATGATCATTCGCAAACAGCTCATGTCCCTACTGTTGGTACAGCGGCAAATTCTTTCTTAGTTTCTGGTGGTGATCCTTATACATATGCTGAAAAGACTATAGCAGATACTAGAACTCTTGTAGTAGAGTCAGTTCGTGTAGGCGCAGTAATACATGGTGTTGATGCTAAGACGACGATGCATGATAATGATAAGATTGGTATTATTGATACTGAGGCATCTAATGTTCTTAAAACCTTATCATGGGCTTATGTAAAGTCAATCCTCAAAACTTATATTGATGCTATGACATCTACTTTTACCAATAAGAGGATAACAGCAAGAATAACTACGATTACTTCCGCAGGTGAGCCTACAATTAATACAGATAATTGTGATGCAGTTACTATTACAGCGTTAGCAGCTGCTATAACTTCAATGACCACAAATTTATCTGGAACACCGACTAATTTCCAGAAGCTAATAATTAGGATAAAGGACAATGGAACAGCAAGAGCAATAGCCTGGGGTGCTAGTTTTGAAGCCAAAGGTGTTGCGTTGCCTACGACTACTGTTATCAGTAAAGTTCTTACGGTAGGGTTTATTTATGACACAGTTACAAGTAAGTGGGGATGCATTGCATCTGCTCAGGAGGCGTGATGATTGAACAAAAAGACATAGACAAATTACTGGCAGGGCGCAAGATAGTTGATGATTACCGCGCCGTAGCGGAGATTTATCGGGAGAAGGTAGCGGTATCGAATACAAAAACGGCAACAGAGATAGCTGCCGCGAAAGAGCAATACGGCAAGCGGGAAGATGCGACAAGAAAGATGCACGAAGAGTTATATAAACTCGGCTTTGGCGAAGGAGCAGACCCTTCCGCTTATGATGCCTTTAATAAAGTCAACAAGCAGATGATTTTGGAAGAATATACTGAAGTAACAACAATCAGTTTTTTAGGGTGCGATAAATGCCCGACCAGAAAATGCGTTGAACTATATGGCGCCGGAGCTTGCGGCAACCAAGATGTGAAAGACATTAAATCAGTGGAAAGGGATATGAGGCTGTTTTTTCTCAAGCTGATTAAAAAAAGTAAAGACGGCTTAAGCAAAAACTTTGCAGACGTAAAAGTATGTCCTGATGGTTACGGATTTCAGTGGAAAAGAAATCGTAATGAGCGTTTTAATTTGGGGTGGGAATAATGGCTACTGAAACCCTAAGACCTAACGGGAATGGTACAACTGATCTTTATAATTCTGCCGGTAATCAAGCCAATAATTATTCTTATGTTGATGAAGTATCGGCAAATGACGCTGATTATGTTTACAATAATAATTCCAATTTTACTACGGTGTGGTGGCTCGACTTATACGCTCTCCCTGATACTTCTATTCCCTCAGGTTCAACAATAAACAAGATTACTTTTTATGCACGATTTAATGCTTTTGACCCAACCACCCCTTATGCAAAATTCGCTTATAAAAGCGAAAGCGGCGGCACGATATATTATTCCAGTGAGCTTGCCCTCACAACCAGCTTCGCCGAGTATTCATGGATACAAACAACCAATCAAAAAACCGGTTTGGCATGGACAATCACAGACATTAATGCGTTAGTTGCAGGGATTTCTTTGTCAGGCTATACCGAAGACAAAGTACTAAAATGTGGTTACTGTTCCCAACTATGGCTGGTTATTGATTATACGGCAGGGGCGGCGGCAGGAAACTTTTTTATGTTCTTTTAAAAGGACTTGATAATAAAATAAACGGAAGGTGATGTAGTGTCAGACATTTACTTTAAAAGTACTGCGGATATGATATTTAAAAGTGAAGAAGATATTATTTTCTACGCTGTAGAAAGTGATATGTCTGTATCAGATACTGTAGTAATAAGTGATAGCATGATTGCTGGAAGCTTGTTTATTAGACTTCTTACTGACACAGTAGTTTTACTTGATAGCCTTTCTAAGAAAGGATATATCTATTTTACTGGTATAGCAGTTGTTATGGATGCTTCATTTAATTCAGTAAGAAAAGCTTTTACTGAGACTGTAAAGATATCTGAAGTGTTTTCAAAGGTAAGTAGTTTTATTAAAAGTATTTCTGATACTGTAATTACATCAGAAGTTTTTTCAAAAGTCTCTAGCTTTATTAGAAGTATTACTGATACGACTGTTACATTAGATGTATTTTCTAAGGTTTCTTCTTTCTTAAGAAGTATAATAAGTAGTGTAAAAATATCTGATAATAGAGTAATGAGTTTTGCTAAAACTTTTACTAATATCATAAAAGTTTCAGAAGTATTCTCAAGAGTCTCAAGCTTCATTAGAAGCATAACTGACACAGTTCTAAGCTCAGAAGCTAGAAGTGCTAGACTTGAAAGGATACTTACAGACGTAGCAAAGATTTCAGATAGTATTACAAAAAGCTTTGGAAAGGCTATTACAAGTGTTGCAAAAATTTCTGAAACTATTATAAAATCTTTTGGAAAGAATATATCTAGTATAATAGAAGTTTCTGAGTCTTACTTAAGAGTTATTGGAAAGAACATTACTGAGGTAGTAGAAATAGCAAGTTCTGCTGCGCAGATAGTGTATGTTTTTATAGTACATCCTGTGCATGAATTTCTTCATACTCGATGGAGAGATAGATTTAGAAAGAACCCTGTTTCAAAAGGGAAGGAAATAGAATAATGGATAGTAATACAAAATACTTTAGGAATAGTAAAGGAGCCTTACAAGTGGACAACAGAACAGATGAACGTAGATATAACTATTGTCAATTAGTGCTAGACAACAATAGAGAGCTTGGCGAACTCTCTAAAGTAATTAAAGGACAAGATGATGACATAAAACATATCAGGAAGAAGGTGGATAATGGGTTGTCTGAGCAGATGATTATACTTTCTAACAAGCTTAATGATATTGAAAAGAACTCATGGCTTGTTAAAATCCTGAACAAAGGTGCAACAAGTTTAATTTTATTTGTGCTTGGAGCTGTAATACTAACTGGTTCGGCATCAGCTGGTATTTGGGGATTGACAAGGGTATTTTACTTTAAAGAATCTCCTGGGCAGATGCGACAAATAAATGATACTGTAATGAGTAATGGTTATATACTTCATACTACTCTAGAAGGCTATAAGATTATGACAGCAAATGACCCGAACAAACCAGCTTGGATATTTTGTGCCGATGATAATCAGTGGAAAGCAGCACCACAATATAGACTAATTAATAAAGGAGGAAAATAAGATGATAGCTTTATGGGAAAGAACTTGGTTTATAAAAATGATAGTGTGGTTGAACATAAAAAGTCCTTGGTTCAAGAAATATATCTATGGCAACTCAATAAATATGCAAGACTTTGTAAGAAATCCTGCAGAAGTGTTGAAGCATACCACTTTTCCTTTTGCTATAAAGAATGTGGAACTAAGAAAATCACTTCTAAATTTAAGAATTGGTTTCATCCCTTTCAAAGAAGAACTGGTTGAGAGCTATCTTGATGAAGCAAGTGAAAACACTGGTATGGATGTTGTTGCTCGTGGTTATCACGAAGTACTGATGGGAGGCAACAAACTTGTTGTTGAGGGGAAGAAGTGGAGATTATTTGACCTTCGCATCTGGAATGATGTTTGTACTAAGTATTGCAATTCACTTTTCTTCTTTCAGATTATAGTAAGCTTCAAATATAAGTTTATTCCCATTCCTCTTATCTGTTTGTGCTTTCGCTTCAAGAAGAATTGGTATTTCCAGACAGGACTTGGTTGGTCTCCTGGAAAAGCTTATGATGAGAACGGACAGAAAGATAAGAATGCTACTACTTACAATGCTTGTTTTACTTCAAAGTTTCTTTTTGTTAAGTTTGAAAAAGAAGTTTTGTGGAATGGCTCAGATGTTTATGGGTTCTATGAGGGGACTATTTAATGAAGCCTACTATGTCTTTATGCCCTGTTTGCTATAAAGAAATTCCTGCAGTAGTTTATACTACTAATGTTGTAATGATGGATAAGATTTGTCCTGTGCACGGCAGGTTTTCTGCTATGGTTGAAAGAGATATTCCTTGGTATCAGTTGTGTATGCTTGAAGACAGCAAAGAAATTTACAATGGATATTTTGTTGATATTACTTCAAGATGCAATCTTAAGTGTAAGTATTGTTACCATAAAAATACTGGGGAAGATAAACCACTAGAAGAGATTGTTAAAGATATTGAAGAGCATAAAGACTTGGCTCCTTTTATTATTACTGGTGGTGAACCATGTCTGCATAAAGATATAGTTGAGATTGTGAAAAAAGCTTCAGAATACGGAGAAGTAAATATTTCTACAAATGGAACCTTGTTGCGTAACGAACAGTTTTGTACTGACCTTGCAGAGGCTGGCTTGTTGTATGAAGGCAATACGTTGCATATCAGTCTTTCTTTACACAAAGAGTCTAACGGATTAGACATAGCTTTTCTAAACTTTTGTAAAAACACTAATCATAAGATATGGACTTTGATTTATGCTATGGACAGTCTGAGTCAGATGGAAGAAGCTTTGACAGTGTTTACAGCATATTTTGATGTGGTACATAACTTTAGAATAAAGTCTGTAAGTAATGTTTGGGCAACTGACACAGTAAAAAATTCTAACAAAATTTTTACTTCTGATATGGTTAAAGAAGTAAGTAAGTACGGCGAAATTCGCCCAGCTAGAAAGCAGAAAGTATCCGTTGCCTCTATTGTTTTTCAAGGTTTAGAAATTCGTCTTGTGCACTGGTACGATATTATGAATATAGATTTGTGGGATATTGATTGTCCTCCGTACTATAAAGCACGCAACGGAAAGCTTTACAATATGCTAACTGCTTGTGTTATTAATGAGGGATTAGTAAAGGGTTGTGAGATCTGATAATGAAAGCTTGTTTCGTAGTTTATAAATACAGTGTACCGTTAGGAGATGCTTGTTGCTATCCTTTAGGATTTATGTATATTGCTGCACTTTATAAACAAAAGGGTTTTGAAATAAAAGTTCTTAACTACAACATGTGGGAGTATGATTTTAAAGAAGAAATTAAAGGACAAGACATTGTTGCTTTTACTGGCTTCGAAGAATTTAAAGACTTGATTATTAGAGATGCTTTGGTGTGCAAAGATGCTGGCATTAAAACTATACTTGGTGGAGCATTAGCAACCTTTAGACCAGATTTAGTAGTTGGTCATGTTGATAAACTGTGTATTGGCGAACATTCAGAAACGTCAAAAATTGACATTTTGCCCTTACCACTATACGAGGAATTTGGAATTGAAGAGTATCATAAAAGACATGATACTAGATACATGGGAATTTTGACTTCCTTTGGTTGTCCATATAGCTGTACGTTTTGTTCTCAGGTGTGTTCTTATAAACGAAGACCTCTACAAAGTGTTTTGGATGAGGTAGATTTATATATTAAGAAATACAATACAGAGTTAATTGTGTTTAATGATAATACTATTAATATAAATAAGAAGTATGTGTCTGACTTATGTAATAGTTTAGTTTCAAGAAATGTTGCTTGGGGAGCCAGTATTAGATGTGATAACTTTGACGAAGATTTGGCTCAGCTATTTAAAAACTCTGGGTGTTCTTACTTGGTAGTAGGAATAGAATCTTTTAACCAAAAGAAGCTTGATTATGTTAATAAGCAGCTAAAGGTATCAGATATTTATAAGACACTTGATTTACTACACAAGTATAATATTGACTATCATGGTAACATCTTGGTAGGATTTGAATACGAAACCTATGATGATATTGCGCATGAAGTATCTCTTATTCCTGAAGGCTCTAACATTTTTCCTATGTTAGTACAGCACTTCATAGGGACACAGCATGGTAAAGTAAGACGCATTTCTTCTGCGCAAGAAGAATATTTGAATACTTGTTTTTCTAGCTATATTAGTAGTACTGGAAGGTATTGTCTTCGTACAGGCGATAAAAATATATAACAACTAAAGGAGAAAAGTTATGATTAGAGAATGGACATTAGAAGATGCGCATAAGTACAACCTAGCAAATTTGACAAAAGGATTCGACCTTGAAAGTAAGTTCGTAAAGACGGAAGAAGACTATACGGAAAATATGTATATCTCTTTGATGGAGCAGGGTATAGCACACATACTAGTTATTGATGATGGCGGAGTTCTCAAAGGAATGCTTGCATTTATTGTTGCACCAGATTTGCACGAAAATGTTAGGGTTGCTGTAGAATCCTCATGGTATGTTTTGCCAGAATACCGTGGAGGTGGTAAGGAATTAATGTTCGCTTTTGAGAAGAAAGCTAAGGAGCTTGGGTGCCAAAGAACTGCTATGATACATATGGTAGATTCTATGCCAGACATCCTAGAAAATTTTTATCTAAAGAATGGATATAAGCTTATAGAAAAGCATTACGTAAAGGAGATTTAATTATGTCATCTTTATCGTCATTAGGAGCAGCATCAATAGGTTCAAGTGGAGCGAAGAAAGGTGCAAAAGCGCTAGCTGCCGCTATAAACCAAGCAACCGCAGAACAAAAACGGCAGTTTGAAATAAGTAGAGAAGACCAGAAACCTTGGAGAGTGACAGGTCAAGGAGCTGTTAACGATCTTTGGAAGATGATACAGCAAGGACCTGGAGATTTTTATGAAGATCCTGGATATAAGTTTAGACGTGCAGAGGGCGAGAAAGCTCTTGAACGAAACGCAGCAGCTAGAGGTAGTGTTCTTAGTGGAGCACAATTAAAGGGATGGGAAAGGTATAATCAGGATTACGCTAGTAATGAGTATAACAATTTCTTAACTCGTTACTATCAAAGTCTGAACCCATATCAGTCACTAGCTGGACTTGGGCAAACAGGTGTAGCAAACCAAAACGCTTTAGGAGCTCAGTACTCTAAGATGATTGGGGATAATACTATTATGGGCGGTCAAGCACAAGCAGGAGGATATATTAATCAAGCAAATGCTTGGATGAATGGAATTAATAATGCTGTTGCAGGTGCAGCTAGTGCTGGAAGCATGTTTGGTGGAGGAGGTTATGGTGGGAGTAATAATGCTATATATGATTACCAGCAACCTATATACAATAGTGGAGATTACGCTGGTGCTGGAAGTGCTGGTTGGTCAGCTCCAGCATTTGGTTAAGGAGGAATAGAAAATGCCAGAAATACGAGTACCCGAATTACAACATCCTGACATTGCTAATACTATTTTCAAAGCTAGAGCAGGTGCTCGAGCTGATAAAGCTATGCAAATGCAGGAAGAGATTTTTAAACAAGAGCAAGATCCTATGTCTACACAGAACCAGTTGAGAAAGATGCAACTTGAGAAGGTTCGTGGAGACATTTTGCGGGATACTTTTGATGAAGTAGTTACAAATGCTGGAGCAATTAATTGGAAAGATAAAGCAGATTGGGAAGCCTTTGACACTCACTATAAGCAAAGATTTGGAGCACTAGGCTTTGATTTAGAAGCGATACCTCCTGCAATGAGACTTACTCCTATTTATAAAGTTGGAGCTAATGGAGTTCAGTCTGATACCATTGATGACGTTGCTATGCAAAAGAGAGTAAGAGAATTGCAGGAAAATGTAAGACGTATGAAAGCTAAGCCTGTTGACGCAACTGCTAGTATAGGTGCTGCAAATCTTGCTTATAGAATGAGTAAGGATGCGTATGATGCAAACAAAAAGGAAGAAGAAAATGTAGATAACTTATACCGAATGATTACTACTAATGCTGAAAAGCCAGACCTTGTACGTAGAGATGTTCAGAACTTTAATAAGAAATCTAAAGACTATGAGTTTGTTTTGCGCCCACAAGGAAAGGCATATCAAACTTGGTTTTTGCCAGAGTCTGCAGAAAGATTTCTTGGTGGAACTCCTCCTACTTACGTAGCTGTTCCGAAAGGATTTACCTTATCTAAAGTTGCAGAACTAAGTGAATTATCTGGCGTTACTCCAGAAGAGTTTACAGAAGATGCAGTTACACTTATGAAAGAATATAAACTTACTCCCGCGCAAGTAGAAAAAGAGATTAGAACTCGCTATGGCAAGAAATAACTGGAGAATAAAATGGGAAAACTTTTCGATGAAATTGCTGGATCGTTTAATGAAACGGCGCAAGATAAAAGTAAAGCTGTACAACAGAATTCTTCTGTAAAAGATCTTGATGCTTTCTTTGAAACAAGGTTTGGGAAAAGAAAGAAAGAGGAGGAAGAAGTAGAGAGTACTTCTAAAGTTCCTGCTTTAACTAAACTTTCTCCGCTCGCAGAAAGAATGTTTCAAGCAGACTATGCCAAGTATGCTAAGCAAACTCGTATGAGTCCTGACCCTGATGACCCAGAACATTTTTATGATTACAGAGCTTTGTTTGAGGATACAGGTAAAATATCACCTGATGATTCGGGGCATCTTCCTTCTAAGTATAAACTAGAAGGACATCCTAATTTAGTAGTAGATGGAGTAAATACTAAAACAGGTCAACCTATAAAAGAAGAGGCACCAGAGTTTTCTTTAGAAGGAAAGTTTCCTGATGCTTTAGCAGTAGCTAAGATGGGACATGCTGTAACTGAAGATGCTAAAAGAGTACAAACTTTAAATGAAGAAGCTCGTCTGAAGCAGGATGAGATTAACAAACTTCCCAAAATTAAGATTGATGAGTTTTATACATGGCCTGGAATTAAAGAAAAGGTAGATAAAGTTACTTCGGATAAAGAAGCTAGTTCTTTACTAAAAGAAAATCCGAAAGAATTAAAAGCAAAAGAGCTAGTACTAGAAGAGGTTAGCAAAGAACTCGGTATTCCTAAAGAAGATGTTAGTAAAGATATGCTTTATGAATATGCTCAAACAAGGCAGTGGAATGTTCAAATGCCTAGAAGAGAACGAGTTGGTAGAGTGATGACTGGATTAATAGTTGCACCTACACTTGCTGCTCTTGCTGGTGGTGCTCCAGCTGCTACTGTTGCAGCAACTGCCTTTAAAACTGTTACTGGAGTAGCAGCTTTTATGGGTATCGATGAAGCAATTACGTTTGTTGCTAGTAAAGCTGCTGGTAAAGAATACACACCACTTTCTGGTAAAGGTGCGGTTGATGTGTTAGCTCCTGAAGATACTAGTGAATTAGTAAAAGACTTAGGTTGGGGAGCACAGTTAATTGTAAGTGGAATTATTCTTGGGAAAGGTTATGAAAAATCTAGAAATACCTATCTTAAAGTAGCTGAAAAATATTTTAAAGAAAAACTTACAGAATATAAAGTAAAACCTGACGTTACTATAACTCCAGAACAGCTTAGAGAGTTTCGTGGTAATCAGCGTCCTGAAATAATAAGTAAAGAAGTTTCAGATCTTTTAAAAGATTTAGGACTAAGTAGAACAGAATACGTTAAAGCTTTAAAGAATGGATTAGAAGTTTCTTTCGCAGCAGAGAAACTTGTCTGGCTAGTTGATAAGCCAGCCTATAAAAAACTAAAAAATATCTTAGGAATTAAATCGGAGCCTCGTCTTCTTTCTAGAGAAGAAATAGAACGAGGATATCGAATGAGACCTTCTGGTTTAATCGAAGCTCCTAAAGAAGGAAAGCAAAGAGACGCTTCTGCGCAACCTTCTTCTCAGCCTCCTGTCCAACCTACTCCTATCGAGCCTCATGTAGAGACTCCTGCTGATGCTGCAAAAGAGCAGGTTCGTTCTATTGTTGCTAAAACAGCAGAAGCTGCTCTTGAGAAAACAGATCTTGGGAAAAGAACAGCAGCTTTAAATGAAGCATTACAAGAAGTAAATAAACTTGATCTTGCTAATAGCCATGGCTGGAATGCTATCGTAGCAGGAAGAAAAGATATTGCTACAGCAGACCTTCCTGACTACTACAAAAGAGAAATTGAGAAGCTTGCTAAGACTGTAAAGCATAAGACTGAATCTGATGTTCCTCTTAATGTTGGTGAGCAAAAGACTACTGATATAATATCAGAAGAAGCTAAGAAGACTTATAAAGTTACTGCTAAAGATAATGAAGGAAATATTCTTGTAGGTAAAGTTGGAGAGACTCATCCTCAATTTATACAACGACTGATTGAAGAAGGTAAAGATGTTTCTTGGGGAACAGAGACTGGATTTATAACTGATAAAGGTGATTACTTAAAACAAGAACAATCTAAAAAGGTTGAAAAGATATTAGATGTTGGCAAACCAAAAGTTCAAGAAAAGTCAAAAATTGACGTAGTTACTGACAAAACCAATCGTACAGCAGAAGAAAAAGTTATAAGAGAAGTTCCTTCAGATATTAAAGAACAAGAAAAGAAAGCAAAAGATGCTCTTGCAGAAGCTGAAAAGTTAGCAAGAGAAAAAGATAATAAAGAAACTAAACATCCTACTAAACCTGGGCGTAAAGGAAAGACTCCCGAGGAAGAAGAAGCTATTCAGAAGGAATTTAAAGAATGGGAAAGTAAGCAGAAGAAAGTTACCAAAGAAACTCCTCTTAGATTAAAGCCTAAGACTGAAGAGAAGAAACTCGAGCTGAAGAAGATTGAAGAGAAGAAAACTCCTTCGGAAGGAACTACAAAGTATCTTGGTAAAGACTACAAGGTTGGTAAAACAATTCCTGCTGGGCAGACTACAGGTAAGGGAGTAAATCAGAAAGCGGCTAAAGATTATGATAGGGTAGAACTGCTTAATCCTGAGACTGGAGAAGTTGAAGTAATTGTAAAGGCGAGTAGCGTTAAGAAACCTGATTATCTTGCCAAAGGAAATACGGCTGAGTTTACTCCGCCTGTAGAAAAGGAAACTATAACTCTTGACACAGTAAAGAAACAGTTTCCTAGTGCCGAAGTTATTCAGCCTGGAGGGGAAAACTCACCTATTTATATTAAAACTCCTGGTGGTACATATCTAACAGTTGAGAATGTTGCTTCCATTGCTCCTGATAAACGAGCTTTTAAAATAGGTTATGGCAGAGAGTTTAATCCAGAAACAGATTTTATTCCTGAACAGTATGTTGATGGAGTACTTACATTTGTTAGGGGTGAGGCTGGACAGTGGACTCTTGACCACGCTAATATGCACATGCTTGAAGACCTTGGTCTTATAACTGCTAAAGAAATAGATGCGTTTAAACAGCAGGCTATAAAAGAAATTAGCGCAGGGAAAAGAAAGTCTGCGAATAAAGAAGATATCGGTGGTAAAGAAGATAGAGCAAATATCTATGCTGAAATGATGGGGCGTAGACGAAGAGATAAAAATTTCCTTGAAAAAATAATTGACCGAGTAAAAGATTTTCTTGCTCGGCTCTTTAAAGCATTTAGTAGTAAAGCTAAAGTAAGAAATGTAACTAGAGAAGCAGAGACTGGAGATATTTATAAACGTACTGGTACGAAGGCTGAGAAAGGAACTCCACAGTTATTAGAGTTAAAAGAATATGGAACAAAGCTTTACAACGAAGGAACAACTACTTACAATGACTGGCTTGCTAAGATGAAAGAGTATCTTGGCGAGCGTTACGATAAGTTTAAAGACTCTTTAAGAGAAGTCTATAATGATATTGTTCGTAAGCTTTCTAGTGAGCGGGGCTCTACCAATGAAGGCGAAAACATATTTAAAGGCTTAGGTAAAGACGTTGTTGACGCATTTAAACGAACCGGTAAGTCAATAGATAAACTACTTGGTGAAATGTCAACAAGACTTGGTAATATTCATCCTACTCTTAAGTCTCGTATTAGAGAGTTTGAATATAGGAAAGGCAAGTTAGAAGTAGGACTGAAGAAGAAAGCTTTAGAAAGTATCAGCGCATTTAGAAAGATGAGTCCTGAAGATTTAAAAGCTTTTGATATGGCTCGTAAAAACTCTAATGGAACAGAGCTTAAGCGGCTAGTTACTAAATACCATCTTGGTAAAGAGTACCATACGCTAAGAGAAATCTATACTTTCTTATATACTGCTGCTAAGGAAGTTGGTATGGCAGGAGGATATACAAATAATTATCATGCTAGAGAAGTTAAAGATTTGGAAGGACTACGAAACTTCTTATACAAAACAAATGACTGGTCGGTATATGAATTAGCATTTCAAGAATATAAGTTGAAAAAGAATATAGGAAGACCGCTTACACAAGAAGAACAAATCAGAATTATTAATACTCTTCTTCGTGGAGACTCTCCTTCTACTATTACTCTGCTTACTCCTGACCAGTTGAAACGAAGGTATATAAAAGAAGTTACTCCAGAAATAGATAAATTCTTTTCTGACTCTGACAGTGCATTTCTTCGTTACATAACTGATATGGTTGAAGCGATTGAAGCTAGAAGATTCTTCGGTCGTGGACTTAAAGATACTCAAGACCTTGAAAACTCTATCGGAGCTTTTGTAATGCGAGCTACAATAGATAAGCATATTACACCTGCTCAAAGTGAGGAGCTGTATCAGATTCTTCATGCAAGATTTAAACAGCAAGGTACTCATGGTATTATTACCGTAGTAAAGAATATAGCATTAGTAGATACTCTTGGTTCTGTTTTTAGTGCTATCAGACAGCTTGGTGATTATACTTGGGCACTTTACGACTTTGGACTAATCACTACAGGAAAAGCTGCTAAAGGTGCTTGGACAGGAAAGTCTTTAATTACAAAAGAAGAAGCTGGTATCTCACGTATTGCTGTTGAGTTTAGTGATATGTCTAAAACTGGTAAACTTGTTGACTGGGTATTTGAATCTAAGGGAACAGGATTTTCTTTTGTTGATAAGACTGGTAAAGAGATGCTACTGAGTGGAGCATTTATGGATGCTCGAAAAAGGTTAGCTAATCCGAAAACTAGAGAAGCTTTTATTAAAGAGCTAGAAGTTCTTGTAGGAGATAGAGCACCACAAGCGGTAAAAGAATTTGAAGATAATAAAGTTACCTACCTTACAGAGTTTTATTCTGTGTGTAAGCTTGCTGACTATCAACCAATCTGGGTTTCAGAAATGCCAGAAAATTATGCAAGGGCTGGTAACGGTAGAATATTCTATATGCTGAAAAGTTTTACATTAAAGATGTTTGATGTCTTTAGACGTGAGGCATTTCAGAAAATAAAAACTCCTGGACAACGAGGACAGGGGATTAAGAACCTTATAAAACTAACAACAATTTTCTTGTTAGCAAACGCAGGAGCTAGTATCATACAAGACTTGCTTCTTGGTAGAGACATTGAAATAACTGACTCAATAACAGAAAATATCTGGCAGTTGTTTGGGTTGTCTAGGTACTTCAGTTATAGAGTACCACAAGAAGGAGCTGGCACTGCGTTAATGATGAACATTCTTCCTCCAGCTAAAGCTGTTAATGCTATTTCAAAGGACATAACAGAGTGGGGAGATGGCACAGGATTTAGAGTAACAGAGTCCATCCCCTTTGTAGGAAAAATATATTACTGGAGATTTGGTAAGGGCAGTAAGATGATAGAAAAGCGAAAGGATAAAGAAGCTAAATCAAAAGCAAGTGCCAAACGAAAGGAGAATAAAGTTCCTAGTCCTGGTCAGTATAGATTAAAGGGGAATAAAGTTCCATCTCCTAGAGACTATCGGTTAAAGTAAATAATGCCAATTTTTGACGTTTCTCGAATGAAAGGATGCCAGAATGTTTTACAAATGCACACACTTTAAAATTCAAGAACTTGTTCCACCAGAAACGTTTGCTATGTTTGGGGAGAAATCTTGGTGGTTTATTCAGCCACAGGCAGCATTGATGCTTGATAAGCTTAGAGATTTTTATAGCAAACCTATTACTGTTAACAACTGGTTATTTGGAGGAGATAGAAAGTATAGTGGCTTTAGACCTATCACTTGTACTATTGGAGGAACGTATAGCCAGCATAGACTTGGGAATGCTTTTGACTGTATAATACTAGGAATACCTGCCGAGCAAGCAAGGCAAGATATCCTAAGTAACAAGGCGTACTTTAAAGATATAACCTGTTTAGAGTCTGATGTAAGTTGGTTACATTTTGACTGCAGAAATACATTACAAAGAATAATGATTGTCAAACCGTAAGGAGGATTATATGTCTGGAGTAAGTTTAGCAACTATAGATGTAGGAAGTCTTGTAACAGGAGTAGGTACACTCGCAAGAGATATTCGAGCAGCTATTACTGGCAAAGAAGTAATTGACGCAAACAAGGCCGCAGAGATTGAGCTTCAACTTATTGCTCTTGAAACGGGAGCTAGGAACGCTCAGTCTGAAATTAATAAAATAGAAGCAGCTAGTAACAATCTCTTTGTTGCGGGCTGGCGACCAGCGGCGGGGTGGACTTGTGTTTTTGGTTTTGCCTATAATTATGTGCTGTCCCCCTTTTTGGTTTTTGCTGTTGGTCTTTTCGTAGACACAGTGCCAGCGATACCTGAGTTAGATATGATATCACTTGGTACACTATTGCTTGGTATGCTCGGACTTGGTGGCTTAAGAACAATCGAAAAAGCTAAACAAGTTTCAAGAGAAATTTAAGAAAGGAGATTTAAATGGAAGTCATAGTTAGTATTGTATGTTTTGTGTTAGGGTTTGTAGCAAGCAGACTTCTAACAAAATTCAAATCCAAGATTGTATCCTTCCTAGACGCCCACCTGTAAATAGAAGGAGAGGCTATACTTGCGTTCGCTTATATTTACCACAATATGTAGCGTTCACAATACATAGCCTCTCCTTTAGTCTTATTCTACTGGTAGTCCACAAAAGGGACAGAGCCCACCAGTAATAACATTAATACCTTAATAGTACTCGTTAAATTTTGCGTAATTAAAATAAACGTTTATATATTGCGTAGAAATACCGTTTATTTACGTTTAAATGCCCATTAGAACGATTATTTTTTATAATTGGTCTATTCATACCATCGGATTGGTAATCGTGCCGTATAACGCATTTTAAACGGAAGCTATAAACTACTCTATATCAGTCGGCTCGTTACTAAAGTAATATATTCCTTTCTCTCCATCTGGTCCTTTAAAGGTTCGAGTAACTTTCCCTGTCTTCAAACAAGTATCAATAACATTTTCAAACTTAACAGCATCAACATCTCTCATTATCATAGACATAAGTTTCTTCTCACCAATAACTCTGTTGTCTCGAATAACTTGTAAGACATTAGCAACATCACCAGAGATTTCACTACGTCCAATAGCTTTAAAGGCATTACCCATAGCTTGCTCAACACGCTTTACGTCAGCTATAGCTTTCTCAATGTGCCTCCACTCTAGAATTAACTTACTCGACTCTGCAGCAGATTGTAGCATAGCAACCTTAAGTAAAGTTGTAGGCTTTCTAGAATACCAACCACTAAAAGATTTATCAGGACATATACGATTACCAGACTCGTCTTCGTCATAGTGATTGTACCAATCAGTCCACCTTTCTAAACAGTCATCAGTCATTACATAGTCTCCACTCATACGACTGATAATGTATAAGTCTTTCTCTAATAACTCCTTTAACTTTATTTCTTCTGGGGTCATATCAGGAATAGCAACATTTCTTTTCTTCTTGTTAGCCCAAACAAATAGAACTCGAGAAGTCAAGCCTCCACCAACCGCACTGGCAGGAAGCGAATTTGCTAAAGACTCAGGTGTAGTAGCTGCGAGTAAATTTACCCAAGGCCTTACAATTTTAATAGAACCACTGTGGCGTGTTCGTGCTGAGAATTCATCGGGGCAGTCATACAAGTCTGTCAACGCTGTTAGCATTCTAGTATTTTCTTTCTTCTGCCCCAAGAAAGACTCAAATTCTTTAGAAACAATATTCAAAGAGCTGTGTCGTACTGTACTCCCATCATCAAGTAATACATCATTAGCCGAGCCTTCCATATCATCTGTCATAGCTTCTTTTGTGGAAGAGTCAGCACTTACTACTATCTCAGGAATAGTAGATAAAAACTTTACTCCATATTTAATTGCCTCAGTTTTACGAGCTACTCCAGGTTCTGCAACCAACACAATATAGATATTAGAGTAATATTCCAAGCGTCCTAACTGTAATTTTATCTTCCTTCTCAGAGCTGCTGCAACAACGGAATAGCCTACCCAAGTATCAAATATTGCTGCTGGTTCAGTATTATACTGGAGCTCCTGATAGGCTTGTAACCAGTTGTTCAAGTGTCTGCTCATACTTTGAATTACCTTTCATTATCTTATGTCCTTGCATGGACTGAAGTTTAAGTATCTCTTTTTTAAGCGCATCAATAGTCTCGTCTAGATGAAATGTAATAGAACCTCGGAGTTCGTATAAAGCTCTTGTATCAACATGAACAGGAACTACAATAACTAAGTATGTACGAATAAGAATCTTCACTCCAGGTCTTACATTATGAAAGATTTTAATTCTATTAATCTGGTCTTGAACAACTGTTATGTCAAGTCTCGGCTCGATAGTTAAACCTTTATATAGCTCTTTTATTAGCTTATCTCGAGCATCTAAGGTTACAACTGTATAAACAACGTATCCAGCTTTTTCTTCTGTCATATACTTACCTCTTGCCAATCTATTTCTAAGGTTTTAGTTTCTCCCCAAGAATCTCCGACAGCAAAGTCTACGTCAATAAAGAACACGTCATTATTATAAGTTAATGGTATCAACATTTGCTTACGAAGAAACTTAGTTGCCTCCATTACATTCTCTTCCTTAACCATAATATAAACAGCGTCATGGAGCTGAAGCAGAATTAACATTTCATATGGAAGCTTCATATGGTTGTCATAAATCTGCAATAACGCTTTGTTCAGTAGGTCGCCTATTGTAGATTGGGGAATGTAGGAGTACGCACTGCGGAACAGTGAGTCACCCCACCTATCTAGAAATCTATGTTTCCTTCCAAACAAGTTTGTTAAGGTCTTTGTTAATTTTAACTCTTGCTGTATTAGATTATACCACATCCTGAGCATCGGGTTAGCTTTGTGGTACAAATCAATAAGTGTTTTAGCTTCCTTTAAAGATACACCTAATCTATTCGCAAGAACTGTTGGGCCAGCTGAATAATTCGTAGCATGTCGTACTGTTTTGCCAGCATCTCTTTGTGAAGGAGTTACCTGTTCCATAGGAATTCCAGCTAGTTGAGCAAAGGTAAATTTGTGAATATCATAAGGAGCTTTCTGTGTCTTCGATAATCCAAAGGAGTCCCGAAATAACTTTATAAGTTTGTAGTCTCCTATAAGATGAGCCACGACCACTGCCTCAGCCTGACTATAGTCTGCCTGTATAATCTTCCACCCAGCAGGAGCTCGGTACATCTTCCTTGCTTCCGAAGGAATGTTCTGCAGATTTCCACTTCCATAAGGAAGGATGATTGAACCGCTTGACGACCAACGACCAAAGCTACGTTTTGTTTTCTTTGTGTCTTCTTCGTCATCACTACTAGCTCCAGTAATGTTGTAGCTTGTATGTACCTTTCCTTCTGGAGATAATTCAATCTCAAGAAATCTAGATACTAACGTATCTGCCTTTTTATAATTCAGTATTAAATTAAACACTGGATTGTTAGGTACAAGCCGAGACAAAGTTCTTAATGCAGCAGCATCTGTCGTCATTGTTCTAGCTTCGTCTTTTGACTTTCTTCTTTTATACTGAACAGGAAGTCCTAATTCAATATACAAAAGCTGTTGCATTTGTTTAGGACTATTAAAATTAATTTCCCTACCAATAACAGTATCAAGTTGCTGCTTATACTCTGAGCGTTTGGCCGACCAATAAGCTATTAATTCCTTTTGCTTTTCTTTATCAACAGATATACCTTGCAACTGAAGCATCAAAGAAACAGGAATTAAATTCATCTCAAACTGAAACTGGTTTAGGTTCCCCTGTTTTTTAAGTTCTTCATAAAGAACCCTTGCTATGCCTAACGTATTCGCTGCATCAGCGGGGTTGTATAGTTCGCTTTTAATACTGTGCCCCTTCCAAGGCGGAACGTCAAGACAAATACTACCCAAGAATCCTAAGTCCCTAGGCATCTCAGGCCAGCATATATGCGCTGCGATTAGAGTATCCATCCAAAGATTCTTAACAAGAATATGATTGTTATACCAAAGAACTCCAATATCATAAGCTCCGTTTTGCATAACAACTTTCTTGCAATCAACTAAACGAGCAAATGTCTGCCACAATTTTAACTCATCTCTTTCTGGAAGAGCTGCTCGACGACCTCGAAGAATATAGATTGACATACCAAAGTTAGGATCGTGACTGATACCTAACTCTTCAATATGACTTCCAGGTCTAACTGTTTCAACATCTATTGAAATCGTATCCCACTCTGGATGAGCGATACACTCTTCCATATAAGCAATAAATTCTTTTGCGGAAGCTCCTGGAATAAGTGTTTGCTTTTCGTCTGGTAAGTCGGGGAACTTAGAGTGTCGTAAAGCTTTTCTTAAATCGAATACAGCAGGATGCATTAACTTCCACTCGTAGTTAATTGCTTGTGGATGGTAAGTTGCTATTACCTTTACTCCTGGCACAAGCGTTGATGGAAGTATGTAGCCACGGAAGTCGGAGATTTTCTTTTCTCCAGTCAGAGCCCATAGTGCTGTTGCACCAAGAGCTACAATAACATTTGGCTTATATAATTCTATCTCTGCTTTAAGTTGTGCAATCCAAGCAATCAATTTTGGTTTAGGAACTGTGCATTTCTTGTCCTCAAAGAAATAACTAATCTTATTAGCAGGAGGTCGTTCTCTTGCTACGTTTGTTACCAAGCACTGGTATCTTGCTATACCAGCTTGGCCTAGAAGATTATCCAAGGTATGCCCTGCAAAACCTACGAAGGGTCTACCAAGTTTATCTTCCTCTTCTCCAGGCGCTTCACCAACAAGAACTATCTTAGCATCTGGAGGACCTTCAGTATTAACAATCATTCTACTCCCCTTTCATTGAAGCCATCACACCAGACTCTTCAAACGCAAAGTCTAAGTCTGGAGGAACAACTGCGACTTCCTTAGACTCTTTAAACGGTTTAAGTAACTTACAACCTTTAATATCATCTATTGATTTTTTAATTTCAGCATTATCTTTGTTCCAGACAAATCTTACAATTCTATTCTCAGCAACTGCCATATTAATAGCTTGCTGGATGCTAAGAATTCCTTCTCTCTCAGCGGGCGGGATGTATTCCTTTTGTTTATTAAGTTCACCTTCCCACTCTACCGCTTCGTGAGGATTTTCAAACTCTCTTCCATCATCCGTAACATAGAAGAAAGCATCAGCTCCTGTTGCCAGAAATAATGGACGCCTAACCTTTCGTATCATTTTTCTCCTCCAAATGTTTAGTATGAGCAAGACCACGTTTTCTTAGGTACTTACTATACTGACGCTTAAGTCCTAATGTTTTGTGTTTCTCCTTGGGTAATCCTACCTTCTCACATAAACCTAAGAAATGCTCATCGTTCTTTAACTTGTCCTTAAATGTTGTGCTCATGTTTCCTCCACTCATACACTCCATAAATAGCTAAAACAAAGTAAATTGAAAACAAAACACCCTGCCAAAACAAACCACTAACAAAATCCACAGCTGCCCAAGAGAAGTTAGTACCTGACCAAATATAAAAACACACCTTGTTTTTCTTTATGTTAAGCCATACACCAACCAATGAGGCTGCTGTTAAAACAAAAGTAAAAATACTAAAACTCATTTTTTGAAGTATCTCCTTCCATCTCGATATACAACTTTAATGTGCGGTGGTTCAGATATATCATTTGAGATTACCCACTTATTAACAAGAACTACACGATTAATATTCTGAAAAGTTTCGATAGCCTTAATAGTATTTTGAATTGCTACTTTACTATCGGGATTGTAGTTAAGAAACTCTTGTCCTGTAACGCAGTTCCCTCTATCATTTACTCCTACAAATGAAACATAAGAAGCTGTTGGTAATTTACTTTCCCATAGCATATAGAACTGTAAAATATTAACAAAGATAGAAACAACAAAAAAGAAAACTCCAAACCCTACTTTCACATTCACCTTTATTTTTTCTACCTTATGAATAAGTTCATGAGCTTCTTCAAGTTTCTCGTGAGCCTCTTCTATAAGTTCTGTTGGATAAAGCATCTGTACCTCCAATCAATAAGTAACCACGTCAAAATTTGACGTTTCTGGTTATTTATTTTTCTGGTAGTTTTCTACAGCTTGTCGTACTTCCTTAAGCTTACGAAGCTCCATTTTTAGTTCTTTGTTTTCTTGTATAAGCTTTTTGTTTTCGTCAACAAGCCCTTTCACAGAACGCATAACTTCTTTCTCTGCAGCTGATGATTTAGCATAACCTGGAAGCTGAGAAGATGGAGGTGGATAAAGTTTCCTTCTCATATCATAATACTTTGCAAAGAACTGAGAAAGAGTATAGTCAGGATAATCTTGGCAAAACCTTTCAACAAATGTAGTATAGTACTGTTTTAAAATTTCTGTGGGAAGTTTAGTTGTTCTATACTCGGCTATAATAGTTCCAAAGTAAATATTTTCTGCTTCACTATAGCATCTTAATCCCATAACATCCTCCTATTTCTTATTTGCTTCGTTCCATTTAGACATTCTTGATACTGCAGCAGCATAAGCTTCCGCACCAATCTCACAGCCAGTAGCAAATAACTTCATGTCCACTGCTGCCTCAATAAGCGCACCGCCACCCATAAATGGATCATACATAGTAGAACCTGGCATAACCACCCTAGAGATAAGTTCTTTGCAAAGTGCTACAGGTTTCTCCGCCTGATGAACCCTCTGGTCTGAAGGAACTATATTACACTGCACCCAATCAGGCTTACCAAACAATACAAGCTTTGACTCAATCTTTCTAGCGAACAAAAGCATTTCATATGCTGCACTAAACCAAGCACTAGGATTGTTATTCTGACCGCTTGCTTGTTTAATCCAGATGATGGGACGCTCAGAACATTTCCATCCAGCTTCATTAAACATATTCTTAATTGCCCAAAAATGACTGGGCCCACAGAAGATTAGTGCGTGTGCTGTGTCCTTACAAAAACGAAAAGATTCTTTTGCCAGTACAGAATAAATAGCCAAAGCATTTTCAGGGGAGTCATCATACTTAATCCCTGTCGTTGTCAATGCACTTCCTGTGTGCCCACCTATAGACATAGCTAAATCGTGAATGTTAATCCCATACGGAGGATCTGTAAAAAGCAAATCGATAGACTTATCTGCAACAGTTAGCATATGCTTCAAAGCATCATCACTAACGAGAGTAAATTCCGTAACTGTTTTAATAAGTTCTTTATGCTTAGCTAATGCGTCAATATTATTCTGTATTCTTTCCATACCCTTAACAGCAGATTTAATCTCTGATTTTGTTTTACAAGCTGCCAGGTCGGGGAAGACTTTAATAGCTTCTGCAAGCTGCAGGTCTTCAATAACAGAACCTTTAGTTTTTCCTATCAATTCTGCTGCATCATCTAAAGTAAATCCGCCTTCTCTTCCACGAGTAGGAGTACCATAAAGCTTTCGTTTTAATTCCACAAGCTCACTTGTTGCTAGTACTTGTTCGGCGGGTGTTAAGTCCTTTCGTTGCAGATTTTCTTCCAGCTCAATTTCCCGAAGTACAACAGGGTCAAGCTCATCGCTATAGATAGCTTTAACTTTAAAGCCTCCGAGTGTACAAGCTGCTAGTCGTCTTCCACCAGCAATCAATTCATTAGTACGAGTGATTACTATCGGCTGGAGCTGACCAAACTTTTCTATTGACGCAACAAGTTCCTTGATATGCCCAAGGTCTTTACGCTGTCTAGGTCGCTCACCGTTAATAAGAACATTAGTAGGTTCTAGCTCAAATACCTTTGTCTTATCAATCTGTGGCTCAAATGTTTTAGGGTTGTTCTGTTCTGCCATCGGTTTTCTCCTTCTCTGGTTTAGGGGCTGCAACATTCTGGATAGTTCGTAGATACTTTTCAAATCCTTCTACTCGAAAAGTCGGGCAAGCTAGTCCAATTACATAAGCGTTTCCATCTTCATCTGTTCCGAGAACACCATAGAAGGTAAGATTAGTATCTTGTGCAACTCTAGAAATACCTTGAGCAGATAATATCTTCGGTTGAACAAAAGTATCTAAAGAAGGAACAGGAACTGGTTTTGCTTTAATAGCAATCTTAGGTTCTTCGAATATTTCTTCTTTGATTTCAGGTTTTTCTTCTTCTTTTATTTCTTCGCTTGGTTCTGATTTAAGCATCATCTCCTCCTTCATTATAAAATTCGTCTTCAAAAAGAAGTGTGTCGTTTGTACTTTCTTCTACATTAAGTTCTCGTAAAGCAATAATATCTTTTTGCTTTAAACCAAGCACTTTCATTATAACTTTCTCTTCCTCTGTCAAAGGAATTTTTGAAGATGACGTAGAAGACTTCTTCTCTGGAAGCTCTGTTTCTAAATCAATAGCTCGTCTGGTTCTATAAGCTATTAATATAGCAAGCTGTTCTTCTTCGCTTGCTGTATTAAAGTTTTGATATAAGTTTTGAAGTTGCATTAGCAATCTTTCTTAGAATTAAGTCTAATTAGAGTGAAGGCGGTGTCCTTGTCCTTGTTATCCTACTCTAATTTGTAGTTCCCTCAACCGCATAAAGCCTGCGCAGTCTCGACTTTGTTTTCAGTTAAACTACTTCACCCTAATTAGAAGTTAGAATTTAGAACATTGAACTCTTTCTTACCTTGTTAACCACATTTCTGAATCTTCCCTGATAAGAGTCAATATCCACATCAACATCAGCTTCAATACCTATCCACTGACTTTCAGCAATAGCCGTAGCTATTTTCTGCGGAGTAGACATATCAATTCCAAGGGTTTCTTGGAAGTTCTGAAGCTGATTAATCTTACTCTGACGTTTAGTAGTTTTACCATTCTTCGTCATAGTCTCTGAGTCACCAGGTCTTGGTAACCAGTTACGGAAGAAGACATGAACACCATCAACAGGAGTAGAGTCATCATTCATAACTCCACCGTTGTCGTGCAAGCAGAAGTCCCACATAATCGCTGACTGTGCGGGCTCGAACTTTACACTGTTCACAACTCCGTGATAAGTTGAACGAGGAATAAGAGGATCTGGTTTATACTCATCGTCTACGTTAAAGTTAAGGTCTTCAAGTGCGTTCCCACCATTTTCATTTTCTTCATTCTCTGCCATAAAAATTTTCTCCTTTGTGTTTGTAGTTGTTTATGTAGTTGGCTTTTGTAGTTTGTCTTTGAGTGTTTGCATAATAATATTGTAATCGTTTTCTAAAACATCTGGCAAAAGCCTCTCCTTACCACTAAGCCTGCTCCGACCTCTGTTTCTTCCTACTGGTATAGTCTGGACAAGCCACTTAGTATCTCCGCCCTCCTTTCGTGTAGAGTGGTAGTACACTTCGTCAAAGTAACTTGGGATATCATTTGACAAAGAACCTGTTAAGCTAGGGGCAACACCAATAGCTGCACCCTGCTCGTCTTTAATAATATCTATATGAGCTATGAACACTATGTTACAAGGTAGGTTAATAAGCTGTCTTAACTTTCCTTCCATTAAATTCTTAACCATCTTGTAGTGTACGTTCCAGAGTGGTCCACCAGTCGGGTCTCGTTTAGGATCAAGCTGTAAAGACTTTTCCATACATACATCAGTCATAGCACTGAGGTTGTCAATAATAGCAGTCTTATATTTACCTTCAGTAACAGCCTTACGAATTTCGATTATATCCTTTTCAAACTTCGCCCAACCCTGAGCACTAACAGGGTATTGTTCATAGTCAAAATCCTTGCCTCGATAAGAAATAATTTCCTTACCAAAGTCAAAGATAAATCCTGGAGTCGGAAACGAAGAAGCAAAGATACTTTTACCTGTGCCACTCTCTCCAACTGAAAACACTTTCAAGTATTCTGTATCCACAGAAACATCCTTTGCGCTTGGCATGAGTTACTCCTTTTTCTTTTTGGTTTTATCTTTATTTAATAGTCTTTCTTTAACTTGTCTGACAGCAACAAGAATTTTTTCAACCTTGTCGTCTGACGCTATATAAATCTTGCCAATAATTTCGATTCTATCTATTAAACTTTTCAGCTCTTTATCTATCATACTTCATCCTCCGCTAATACATCCCAGAATTCGACATGGTATTCTTCCAAGTTTAAGTCTTCAAATGGAACGTGCTGTTGGCACAATCTTAAATATGGGCAAGCTCCATATTGGTAGCAGTTGTCAAAACTTTCTGGAAATAAATCATTCTCTGTAGCGTAGATTATTTCCCTACAGGTATCAATAAAGCTTAGCTTCCAAGCACGAACATCGCCTTGAGTATAAATCTGAGGAACTCTTCGGTAGTCAAACTTCGACTCTCCATACTCACCAGTCTTTTTAGATTTATATGCTCCTACATAAGCGAAAGAAGCAAGACAACCGTTGGGTATGAAATCTAGTACTTTCTTACCTGCATAAGAATAACCTAAGAGCTGCGGGCTTCGGTTAGACATAGCTATGACTTGATCAAGAACCCAACCAGTTGTCTTGAAATCTTTTATCCACTTTTGAGAGTCAAGTTCTACACAAAGGTCAATACGACCAGTAAAAATAATTGGGGGTAACACAGCTAGAAGTTTATCTTCCTCATCTGTGGTTGCTTCAATAGGACACTCAAACTTTTTCTCTGTTGAGATGACCTTCATAAATTGTCTGTCGTCTTTGAAGTAATCAAGGTAGGTAGCAAACGCATTACCCAGCGTATTCATATTTCTATAGTCATCATAGAACGTTTTCTTCGCTGTTTCCTTATCCCACTTCTCTTTTGCTAAGTTAAGACCAGCAGTGATAGCTGCTAAGTGGTCAGTTTGGTTCTGAGGAAATCCGTTCTCTTTTACCCAGCTATAGTAACCTTCCATAGCACCATGCCAAGCTACTCCATAACGGAGTGCAGTTTTTCCAGTGTTAGACTGTAGTCCTTTGATTGTAGTAAAATAGTATTTTTTCTTACAGGTGCGAAACGTATTTCGCTTAGTATTGTCCAATACAATAGGATCTGCCATGATATTCTCCTTGACAGATAAACAACAGGTGAAATAAGCTTTATCGCTTGAGGTATTATATCAGAATACTGAGTTGTTAGTTATCTGTCTATGTTAATTAAGAACTGGTAGGAGTTAGCAAAATACATAATTAAGGAGGTCGTTCCTGTTTTGCATTTGTTAGTGGAATCTTGTATTCCTACTCCTACCAGTTCGGTTAATAAGAAACGTCAAAAATTGACGTAATCTCCTGCCTAGATGGCAATACCCAGTTTCGCAAGCAACGCTTTGGCAGCTTCCTTCTCCTTGCCATCGGGCATAGCAGAAACTTTGTCCACCAGAGATTTCTTGGAAACTTTCTCAGCAGCGGGCATACGAACAGTAACATCGCCTTTAAGCAGGGCTTCCCACACTTTGTTCATCGCGTCAATAGCTTCCTGACCTTCACGACCAGCAGCTGCATCACCAATCTTCTGAGAGGCGCCATGCTTAATCAGGAAATTCTGAACAGTTTCGTTCAGTTTAGCAACGTCAAATTTCAGAACCTTACCAGTGATACCTTCTGTGATTACAAGAACATTACCTTCGAAAGTCTTCGAAAGTTTCTTCGGGCGTTTCGCCTCTTGCGCTTTTGCTTTTTCGTCAGCCATACAACATCCTCCTAAAATTAAAATAGTTTAAATTTCCAAATGCTCCCAAGTTACTTTGCATTTGACTTCTTTTCTTCTTTCTTTCTTCTAACATATATGAGAGTAGCTTTCGCTACAAGCTCACCTTTAGTAAGACCTTCATCATACGCACAATCAGCAATCTCTTTAAACTCAGACTGCGTAACTACCGCCTGCACATATCGGGTTGACATAAGCATTCTCCATTGTGAACATCATGTAGTCTTTTACCATAAAACAATGTAGAAGTCAAGAACTATTTTCAATCTATGCAAACTATTTTTCGTCTGGAAAGTACAATTTTATTTCCTCATCAGTCAGCCCATTAAGCACAGACTCAATTTCTTCTCTTAGTTTTCCGTCTTTAAGCATAAGTTTTAGTATCCTGTGTCTATCGGGGTCAAGCTGTTCTTTTGTAAAAGAGCCATCTGTTCCTTTGATAAATACAGTAAAGGGAGCACGATACTTTCTTTCAATAGTAACATACTGCTTTCTATCTTTAAGAATTTTGTTGATAAAAAGCTGACTTGCGTGAACAGGCTCTATTGCTGCGTAAGCGTCTTTATCTTCTTGAAGCTCATTCGCAAGAGCCGTTTGTTCTTTCTTGTCTGCTACTCTAATAAAGAGAGCCTGATTTACTTCAAGTGTTTTTGCTTTCTCAAAGTATGTACTTGACATTTCACTCATGCTTATCTCCTGAGAATATTTTACTTTCTTCTTTCCAAAAGTGGAGTACAGAGTTAAGATACAACTTGCTATTAGAGAACCTAGACTTCTCTATAGAAGTAGTATACTTATTATCAATTAACCTATCAATAGTTTTATACAGCTCTGCTATCTTTCTTTTAAGTATTGCGCGTTCTCTTTTGCCCTACCCTTATTTCTTTTTGCTTTAAGTTCTAGTTCTCTTCTCTTATGCGGAGTAATTGGATTACTTCCTTGTTTACACTTATGTAGTCTTACAAAATCATTAAATATGTTTGTAGTAAGTCGTTCTTTATACTTCTTACACATAACTCTATTAGGAACATTAAGGTCTTTATACGGGCAGTCCTTTAAGCAATATAAAGCATGAGTCTTTTGCATAGCTACCTCCTTTAAATAAGGGTTAATTGATTTATAAGTTTATCTATTACTTCTTCTTTTGTAAGTGTAGATAAGTATTCTCTACAGTGCTTACATATACGTAAGCTAATTTTATGAATATCTGTAATACTCAACTTACTCGTGTCATCTATAGTAGAAATTGGTTCTGATACTAAACTGTTAAGTGTTGGGTGCTGCTTCATAAAGAAATATAGCTCATCTACTGCTGCGCATGTTTTACAGGTATATACTACTTTTAGGTAATGCTCCTGAAGAGAGTGCTTTGTGGTCGGTTTAGTTCTATTACTTCCTATAAGCTTTTCTAGCGCAGCAAATTCATCTTCTGCTAAAAGACTTTGTGCTTTCTCTATTAGATCTTTTTCATTCATGTTTGCGTTCTCCAGTAGTCTAAGCTAAAGAACAAAAACATTACAGTCCAAACACTCTCGTCCTCAAAATCACAGAACAGAGGTAATGCCCACATCTTAAAACTAATATACAAAACAAACCGTTCTCCAACATAAAACGTCATAGTCTATCCTCCTTAATATTAAATTTTCTTAGCACTTGTAAAGCCTTGCCAGGCATCTTCTTGTAAAGTTTCTTTTCAAACTGTCTTACACCAAACTCAGATGAAAGATAGTATGTGTATTGCTTACCATTAATTGTAATACACAGCTCCCAAAAGCCAAACAAATCTCTGACTTTAGAAAGGAGGATTACCTTTAGAGACAGTCTTTTTTGTTTGTTCACTGCTTCTCTCCTTTCACACCACAACCTGAAATACTTTTCCAACCTTCTTAGCGTAATAAAAGTATTTCTCCGGTGTGAATGCTCTCAAGGTCGTAAAAAGATTAAGGGCAGTTTTGTCATCTTCGCGTTCTTTTAAAAAGAGCAGCATCAAATATTTTCCGTGCTTTGGAAATCCATAAGTCCCGTTATCTGTATCATAAGCAAGAAACACTTTAGGTAATTCTTCAAGTCTTATTATTTCCACGCGCAAAAGCGTGGCTGTCTTAACTACGTCATTATGGCTATTTAATATCTTTTGGTATTTGTGCGAAAACTTTATTTTCGGCATTTCTTCTCTCCTTTTAAGAGGGTGGCTACTATTTAAGGGAAATACCCATAGCTTCGGCTGCACTTTCAATATTATCACTACTGATTGCATCTACATACTTACACTGTTTTTCCTTTTCGGCAGCTTTCTTTTTTTGTCGTGCAAAATAGAGTGCTTTTCGTTTTTTCTTTTTACTTCCGAGGTTCATTTCTTCTCTCCTTTCAAGGTGTCGACCGCTACGCTCTTACATATTTTCGCGTGCGAAAATAAATTTCTTTTAAGTGATATTTTTTATTAAGTTCTTTTATTTTGTTACGAGATATTGCCCTAGTCGAATGAACATCAATAATTCTTGGTATCCATCTATCCAACGAGTATTGTTCAACTATCCACACACAACCATCTTTCATTTTATTTCTCCTTTCAAAATTGTTAAATCTTTGTCCATCGTTCTTTCGCTCCGGCTGAGTTCTGTATAATGCTGGAATAAATTTAATCGTTAGACTGACCAACTACCCATCGTTCTGCTTTTTTCCAGCTTTAAATTTATCTTCAATTCTTTTTAAAACGTGGCTAATTCCTGCCCTTGAAATTGTCATATCAGGAACATAAAATCTTACAATAGCTAGTTGAGCATCTTCAACTTTGTTATAATCAGCTGATATAATTTGATTGTAAATCATATCAGAATCTTTCATTTGTTGTTCATAAGTTTCTCGAACTTTACTCATACTTTTCTCTCCTTTCAATCACGATGTTTGTTTCTCATTTAACTTTTCTCTTTTTAATTCCCAGTCTAAATTCTTTTGTTATATATCCATCTACATAAATATAATTATATTTATCTGTTTCTAAAGTATAATCTTCTACTATATCCTTCCATACCTTTTGTCTTTCTTTCTTTACTATCCATAATAAAGATTGGCAACTTTTTATTGCCTCATTTAGAATAGCTTTTATGGATTGGTCTGTTAATTCTAACTCATTAAATTTATCAGAATACTTTGGAGCTACCCTAATTCTACCATCTGGTAATAAATCATATCCACATTCTTTGCCCATAAAATGTTGTTCTTTTATAACTGCTACTTTTTTTGTTGGCATTTTATTTCTCCTTTCAAAATTGTTAAATCTTTGTCTGGCGATCGCTAACGCTCCGGCTGATTTTTTCGATATCTTTCTGATATAAAATCACAGCACCTTGTTGTGCTGTTAATTTGAGCTATCTCTCTTGTGTATTCTGCTGGATGCTCGGCATACTTATCGCCATCTCCAAAAGCATATACGCTCAACCCGCACTTATTACAGCATCGCCTTACGCTTCCGTAAGGCTGTCCACTTTGATCTACAATATGCAATTTATTAGTATTCATTTTAACCCTTTACAAAAAAAGATAACCTGTCGCTACAGTCGATTACTCAGCTTCGCTCCGGCTGGTTTTTGCGTTAATTAAATCATGGTTAATAGCTTTTTAATCTGCTTGTTCCTCATAGCCGCACTATAAGCCGCCCAATTAGCCGCCCAATTAGCCGCCCAATTAGCCGCCCAATTAGCCGCCCAATTAGCCGCCCAATTAGCCGCACTATAAGCCGCCCAATTAGCCGCCCAATTAGCCGCACCTAATTCTTTGTATATTGCTTTGCCTGAATAATAACGCTTAATTACTTTAATATAATCTTTAATCTCTTGAACATCTGTTTTGCATTGTTCCATGCACCAGATAGCAAAAGCCCTATTTGTCTTATCTGGTAAAAATTGGACAACACACCATATTTTGTCATCAGCGTCAACGCCTTTTATTTGTAATATTTCTTTAAGTGTTTTCCCTTTGCCGATATATTTTCTCACTCGTTCCTCTGTCCAGTCATCGCAAGGTTTCTTCTCCATTATCATAGATACTGTGATTATTTTCATTTTTCATCCTTTCAAGGGGGTGCAGTTACTTTATTAATTAGCTAATGCTATGAACTATTGCACTCCGGCTGATTTCTACGTTATAATTTAATCATCGTAACTTGACGCATAACTTCATCCACTTTTACAGCATCGTATGACAATGCCCAATGGCCATACATCATAGCAATGACAAAACTTCTCATTTTTTTCGTGCTGCCGCCTCCGAAAATGCCTTAATAATTATTGGAGCCGTTGCTTTTGGGTGACTAAATGAATATTTATCTCTCTTCCTTTTCATATCAACCGTTATTATTTTCATTTTCCTCCTTTCAAGGTGGTGTAACATTACCTACTTTGGTTTAATCCTTAAAACAATCCTCACACTCATCTGGCGTAGCAAAATCATTAACATGCTTAAGCTTGTGGCAAGTCATACATTCTATATAGTTAGGAGGAATTTCAGGCTCTTTGGCTAACGCCTTTTCTGCTACTTCTGCGGCACACAATCTACACGCCCCTGCATCGGTTGACTTAGCACATCCTGGTATATTGCAATATTCTAAGTCTGCTATTTTTCTTAATGCGTTTTCTAACTTTTCTACGTATTCGGAAAATGCTACTGTTGAATGGTTCATTTCTTCCTCTCCTTTCAAAATTGTTAAATCTTTGCCCATCGTTCTTTCGCTCCGGCTGATTTTTTCGTTAAAGAATCACACATTTCTATGGTGAAGTCGTTCTTCCCTATGGGTTCTATCTTCATTCCAAGCGACCTAAAACAACGCTGAAATCCATTGATTTTATCAGGTTGAATAAGTTGCCAAATCATAGGCAGCCACAATTCGCAAACTGGCTTGTCATGTGGATTACATCCAACCTTTAACTCTCCACAATTACGGCATTTTCTTAACATTTTTCCATCCTCCTTTAATAAAAATTATACAAGGGGTCAATCCAACCGACCGCTCCGGCTGATTTTTGTATTTAAAGCAGAGTTAAGAGCTTTTCAATCTGCTTGTTTCTCTCCGCTGCGCTATCATCTGCCCAATCAGAGACCCAATCGGCCGCCCAATAAGCTTCCCCGCCAA